GATGCTCAATGAGGTCAATAGTGTCTGCTGGAAGCGTGTAAGTTGCCGTTCCAGACGTGAGAGCTTGCGTGCCAGCTTCAATAGTCCAAAGGTTAAGACCACGGTTTTGCCACTCCAGTGTCAATAAGTTCAGGCTGCGACGGGCGGTCTTGAGGTCGTAGCCGGTTGTCATTTGAAGGCCTGCCCGCTCAAACGCCTCTTCAAAGATCTCAGGCAGATCAGGTGTTACTACCGCCATCGTTAGGCCTTCCTGTGTCGTCTTGTTTTTGCAGCGATCTTCTTAGGCTGCTTGGAAAACTGTTTACCGGATCGAGTAGCTTTCCGCTTGGCTTTCGTGGTGGCTGCATACTCTTTCGACGAAAGTGACTTGATGGCACTAGCCGGTAGATATCTTTCCCCGGTAGCTTTCGGACCCTGTGTGGACGGTTTGCCACTTTTCGTCCTCCACTTTTGCTTGGTCCAAGACTTCAAGCTCTTTTGCGGCTTCTTTAGCGGCATTACTGCATCGCCTCTTTGATTGAATCAATCGCGTCCTTAATTGTTCGCGTCTTTTTATTTGGCTCGTATTTGCAGCTTATCTGCCTTGGACAAAAACCTTCATCATTTAAATGTATCACATCTTGCGTGTTATTTGTACCACGGTACAAACATACCCACTCTGAGTTGATTTTTTCATACCCCGCCAAGCGGCATGTCACATAGAGTTCCTCAGCCCTTGCAGAGTGTGCCTTGAGAAGCAGGACAAAGGCAGCAAGAACAGAGATACCGGCACCGCTAAGTATCACCCATGCCATGATCTCAACAAACTTTCTGCGGCGCTCCCTCTGAGCATAAAGCGTCTCCTGACGCTGCTTTCTGATCTTAGCCTCTGTCCTTACAAGATCTTCCCATGCTGACTGCCCCAGTGTAAGACCGACCCACTGCTTTAGCTCGTTTCTTTGGGCCTGCGCTTTGCGCTTTGCCGAGAAGACCTCCATGGCCTCCTGCTCAACAGACTTGCCCGCAAAGAGCTTCTTAAAGATGGGTGGATTCTTTGCTTCTTTTTCCGCCTGATCCAGATCGGACAGCGCCCCCATCCATCGTCCGATGTCAGACATCATAGACTCAACGTCACGCCCTACGGCGAAGCCCTTTTTAATCGTGGCAAAGGCCGTGCTGGCTGCCGCCATGGCTGACACTGGATCCATCAGTATACCCTTACGTTTTCGTCTACCAACTTAGGCAGACAATAAGCTGTTATCGCCTGCCCCTGTTTATGAAGTTTTTGTGCGTACCATACGCAATCATTCAAATCCCTAAAGTACAGGTCGTTGCTGACTAGGCGCTTATCTTCCCCCAGCCCTAAAAATACAAACAGGAGGAAGACATGTTGCATCCCTAATCGCGGTAACCGCCTCCCGCTTTTTTATAGGCAGAGGCCAGCATTTGCGCTTTTCTCCCACTCCACTGACCACTGGCCCCGCCCTTGTTTCCGGCCTTAATACGGTTGAATAGGCGCTTTCTCATGGTCGGCTTGGTGTAGTTCCCTGCCTTGTTGACGGTGGACTTGGTCTTGCCCCCCGAAGAATAAGAAAGGGCCTTGCCCTTCCTTGAGTAAGACCCCTTGCCCTTCTTGGGCTTCACAACCTTAGGCTTGAACTTGGACTCGCCAAGCTCCTTTGCCACCGGGTTCTTTACGCTCCCGCCCCGTTTCAAAGCCACCGGCTTTTTCTTCTGGGCGCAAAGATTCTTTGCCGCTCTCATTTTCTAAGCCCTCTTGTTAACCTTGCGAGCCGTGTTGGTTCGCCTGAAAGATCTGTTCTTGGACGCCGGTACCACCTTCAGGTTGGAGCGCCGATTATCCATCGGGTTGCCGTTCCTGTGAGCGACATCCTTGCCGTCCCCTCTCTTGGCCTTACCTGCCGCAATCATGCGGTTCCGCGCAGTGTTACGAGAGGCGCGTCTTTTCTTCTGCTTGCTCGACGACTGATACTTCTTGTACTCCGAGCCGTAGTTTCTGGGCATCAGACCATGCGACCCTTGGTTTTGCCTTTGGAGCAAATGCCATCAATCGGGCGCTTGCGCTTCATTGCGCCGCCAGACTTCATCCTAGCCATGCCTTGCATCTGATTGGCTTGCATCGCTTCGGATCCGGCTGGCTTCTTCTTTTTCTTTTTTTCTGCTGCCTTAGCGGCCAGCCCCAAAAGCCCCATACCCTTACCGCCACGAACAGCCTCACCAATCGGGCCTTTGCCCTTGGCAATGCTATACGCAGGAGAGAAGGTTTCCAGAAACTTTCCCATATTCGCGTTGATTTGCTTTTTCATTTGTGTCCTCGATATCATTTCATCCAGCCTATAACCAGATGGCCTAAAGTGCCCACCACACCCCCAAGGGCTAAGATTACCCAGAAAGCGCCCTTCCACCTGTTGGCCTGAGCCTTCAGATCGCTCACCTCTTCATGAACGTGCCGAACCTCATCCTGAAGCTGGGTAATTCTTTCCTCTAGTCTGGCTAGAGTTACTTCTACTGGCTCAGTCATCAGCACTTCCACCGTTTCCGAGCCTGCCTAAGTCTGCTGTTTGGATTCTTTGCAGCCTTGGGGAACTTCTTCATTTGACCGGCAGAACGAGCGCAGAAAGACTTGCGCCGCTTCGCTGCTGTGCTGCCTTTCTTAACCTTGCCGGTGACAGCCGTCTTCAGCTTGCTACCGGGGTTAGCCTTCCTGTAAGCAGCGACGCCCTTCTTGGTCATTCCCGCCCCAGATTTAGTGGGACGGAAATTACCCGATTTTACAGAGGTCTTGATAGGGGTTTCTTTTTTTCTAGGCATAGCCTACCCCTATGACAAGAACACCGTAACGCTAGAGCAAGCAGTCAGATCAAGATAGACATCAGTATCAAACAGAATGCCGTTATCGGGAATGTTTACCGAAAACGTGTCAGATGCCCCGAAAGAGACATCCAGCTTAGTAGTGCCGCTGGAGCCTCCATCTTTTAGAACAATCTGAGGACTGCCTGATCCGGCTGTCTTGACTTGAATCTGACGCACACGGATGCGGCCAGAGAACACCGTAGCGTCCGCTGTTTTAGTTACCGCGAATACATCAGACATCGCCATTACAGCCCCCTATCTTAGCTATCAGCGAAAGGAGTTACGGCCTCACCAGAGCCAAGAAGCATGCCCTGCACAAGGTACACGTTATCTTCAATGGCAGTGATCTCGACGTAAGAACCCTTGTCGCCACCAGTGGTGGTGCCGTTCATCGAAATGACATCGTTAGACGCTGCTGGAGCATAGGTCTCTGTCAGGCCAGAATCTTCCATGACAGAAAGCGAACCAACAAACTTGTCGGTGCCGTCAGTCTTGATGTCACAATCGCTGCAATCGGTACCAACGAAGAAGGTGTAGCGAGCGCCGAGAGTGTCGGTGGTGATGGTCGGGAGGGTAACCGCGCCGTCGGCATCGTTGATCTTGATGATGCGGCCAACGTGATCGTCATAGGTGAGGGTGGTCTCTGCGGTGATGTTAACCATCGCGTTAGAGCCTTGTGCGGTGAAACCGCGCTGGGACCGGACTGGACCCGAAAAAGTTGTTTTAGCCATGAGGAACTCCTTGTCGCGGCTATTGTCAGCAAGATGCTGTCAAGGTTCCTATACAGTATACAAAAAGAAAGGGCGGCCCAGAAGCCGCCCAATCAACATTTGTACCCTAGTACACTTACGCGCCCGGAGAGCCGTAAATGCCAAGCGGGTCGGATACGCCGAAGCTATAACGCTCACGAGCCTTATAGCGGACGTTGCCGGTGTCGAAGTCACCATCCATCGAAGTAGACATCGAGGTACGGACGAAGTGCTTCATGCCATTCGGAACATCCGTGGTCACGAAGAACGCATCCGTATCTGTCAGGTAGTGGTTGACACGATAACCCTCAGGGATCGAGCCATTACTACGCAGAGCGTTGATGTCGTTATCGGCGGTGCCTGTACGCAGGTCGGTTTGAAGCAGGCGAGTAGCAACAAACATCAGTGCAGGCGGAACGATGAGCTTGCGAGGACGTGCAGCAATCAGAAGGCCACGCTCATCAGTGAACGCAGCGATGTTGATTACAGCATCTTCCAGCGAGGTCTCGTTCAGATCCACAGCAGTGGTGGGACGGTTGGCGTTGTTACCACCAGCTACGGTCGGATGGGAAGCGTTGAACAGTGTCACGCCATCGCCCGACTGGAACGTGGTGAAGCCAGTGTTAAGCAGCGAAGCTGCTTTGACCTGCTTGGTGTACGCCATGGCGCGAGCCAGAGCCTTGGTGTAGCGAGCCGAAAGAGCGTCGTAGAGGTTGTCCTCCATAGCTTCTTCGGTCACCGAGAAGCCCATTGCAACCGTTTCGTGGTTGTAACGAGCAGTGTAGGACTCTTGCGCGTTGTCGTAAGAGATCGCCGAACCTTCAGGCTTTACGGGCGCTGCCCCAAATCCCGAAAGTTTAACTTCCTCCTCAAAGCTACGCTCTGAGTTCTCAGTTTCGTAAATCTCTGCATGCTCGTTCTCGTACTTTGCGTACTCAAGACCGTAAAGAGCATTCAGACCCGGCAGGAGTTCCTTCAGGAGTTGTGCGCGAGAAATAGCCATAACTCAAAAGCCCCCTTATGCCGCGCCAGCAGCTGTGGTCAGCTGATGGTAGTTGAACTTACAAACGAGAAGCGGGAAGTCAGTTCCCTTCTCGTCACCTTGGTCGCCACCGAGGTAATCAATGACCTTGATTGGGTCGGTAGAGGTCGTAGCAAGCTCCGAAATGTCCAGAGCCACACGGCTGACCTTGAAGGTCGTGTTCGGTGCGGTCTGAACCAGAGTGCAGTTCTTGCCGTAGATGTCGCCAGTGTTGGTCGGTGCGCCATCAGCTTGGATGACAAACTCAACACTGGGGTTATCTACAACAAATGCCATTGCGTCAGACGCAACAGTGCTTGAGGGCCACAGCTGGCTGAAAGTCAGCTGCTTGGTGTTGGGGTCCGTAAACGAACAACCCATGAAAATACCCACGAGATCAATCGCGGAGGTACCTACGTCGGACTGCTTTTCGATGGTGGTTGCGGTGCCGCCATCAACGAGTTGGACGATATCGCCCATCGCAATGTCAGTTCCGTAACCGGATGCAATCGGATACTGGCGGAATACTTCCTGCCCACCAGCGCCGGTGCGGCCAATCGGGCGCAGACCGAAGGGAGCGGCTGTCGAAGACATGTCTTGTTCCTTCCTTCTATCTAGCCATTACAAACGGTAAGCGCCAGTTTTAGGTCACTTACCAAACGAGGTTTTCGTAGACCGCTCTGGGTTCAGAACGGGCATACGAGGGTCGGATTGGCGCAGGTAGTTATTGTCAACAGATTCCATTTGACTGGAGTTCATGTCGTCATGTGCTTCCCTACGCGATTCCACATAGTCGGTCGAGTTCTCGCAAAGCAGCAAGCCTCCAACCTCAACATTACCTTCAAATCGAGAGTCGATATCAGGCAACACTTGGAGTTCAGGATGATCTTCTGCCTTCACCGGCGTCCAGCCCTCACGAAACTTAGACGAGACGTTCTTGTTGTCGCTCTCACCGAGGGTGGCTGTGCGAACCCAGCGGTATTCAACACCGTCACGGGGTTCGGGGTCAGGCAACATAGTCGGTCTGGTCCAGCTTTTTTTGCGCTCTGTGGTCTCACGAGATTCCGTAGAGCGAGGCTTGCGATTAGACATTAGAAGACTCCTTCAAGAGTTGCGCCGCATATTGCTCAGGGCTAAGGCCAAGCCTCTTGGCGAGGGAGACTTGGGTTGAGGTAAGCTGCACTCTGCGTGGTTTTTTTGCACTCCGACTAGCGGGGGCAACCACGTTGCCAGTTTGACGGGCAGGTGCTTCCTCAACTTCTTGCCCACCAAACTTGTCTGGAAACCGCTGACGCATAGATGCGTCAATGCGGCTGTAATACTCATCTGCTTGCGTCTGAGGATTAATGCCGCTTTTCACAAGCGACTCATGCACCCCAAATGCAAAGCCTGTCATTTCTGTGTCCTCACCAAACCATTGGTTTTCGGACGCCCATGCCTTTGTTCTTTCATCCGGTTCCGCCACCTTGGGCTTTACCGCGATATTCTCAGGAAGTGCCTCGGCCTCCTGTGGCTTGGGCTTATATGACTGAACCCTAAACTTTTCATTCTGAAGAGAGGTCAGCTTTTCCTGTGCCTCGATCAGCTTGTCTGGGTCGCCGATCTCGTAGGCCTCTTTGTAAGCTGCCTTTGCCTTGTCAAGCTCGGCCTCAACGCGGCCCTTGGCTTGCTCAACAAGAACGCCCTCACCCTCTGCAAGGGTTTTCTTGAGGCGTTGATTCTCCTCATGGATCTGACGGGCATAGCTTACCGCTTCTTCTTGAAGCCGTGAGGCTTCTTCTTTGCGGCGGCGCTCCTCGTGGAACTCATACTTCAGCTGCTTAATGCGCTTTTGCACATTCTCGCCGTAGTTTGAGATCTCATCGTCCTCTGGAACCTGAGCTTCAGCTTCCTCGGCGCGACGGGGCTTGCCCTTGTCCTCCTCTGGGGTGTCATCAACGATATCCACCTCAAATTCGGTGTCGCCGATATCAACATCCAGAGCTTCTTCAGCAATTTTTTCAGCGGCGTTGGTACTCATGCTCTTGCATATCCTCTTGGGTCATCGACAACCGCCTCAACGGTGTCGTCATTGATAAGACGGAACTCTTCCTTTTCGACCTTAAATCTGGTTCCAGAATAAGATCGGAAGATCACGAAGTCGCCCTCTTTGCAATAAGGGCCATTTGGGAACTTATCAGTATCACCGTAAGCATCAGGCCCCATCTTGACGACGAACCCAATTAGAGATGCTGTCTGTTCCGCTGACTTCAGCTTGTCTGGCATGTAAATGCCCGATTCCGTTTTCTCTTTAACCTCAAGCGGCTTGATCAAGAGTTTGTACCCGGACGGTTCCGGGATCTTGGATGCGACCTCATTGGTCGATACTTCAGCAGAATACATCTGTTTTCCTAGCAGTGATTAAGGTTCACAGTACCTTGCAGGGTCTCCCCTGAAAGTCTCCACAAAAACAATATACCTGACCGCAATCAGGCGCGGAAGCCTTATTCGCCTTCCAATTTTGATTGAAGATCAAGGATGTCACGCTCAATAAGGGCGAGCGCCTCAACCTTGCCAACGAGGCGAACATACTCCTCGTGGTTTTCGCATCCGCCACCGGCCATATGGTCAGCGATATCATTGAGGTATCCTCTTATGAAGTTACGAATGGTTTCCAGTTCACGCACTGTCTATCTCCCTTGCGATCTCTCTACCAAGCTCAATGCCGTCCCTGACATCTTCTCGCTTGTTTTTCTCAAGCTCAGAGGCAATCTGAACGCCAACACGGACACCCTCTCGCTTTTCCTCTGACTCAATACGCTCTTTCTGAATATCAATGTTTTCAGACTTTGCCTTCATATCAGCTTGGAGCTTGGCAATATCAAGCTGCTTCTTATGCTCAAACTCAGCCTCTTTGAGGGTCATCTCGCGCTGCTGGATCTGAGTAAGCGGATCTTGCTGCTGCTGCATGGCTTGCTTTTGTGCAACCTCTGCCTGATCTTTGCGGAGAAGTTTTTCAGCTGCCTGAGCCGCCAGCCTTGAGATTTCAAGCTCGACATCCTCCGGCAGCGGCTTCTCTTCGTCCGGCATTGCCACGCCAAGCTGCTTTTCGATTTCTTTGCGGTACTGATGCGCCACATGCTCTGTGATGTGCGCCGAAAGAGAGGCCTTGATAGCGCCCGCAAACGGAGACTGCCCAACAATCTCTTGGAGCTTTGGATCTTGAGCCGCCGCAAGGTGAACCTGAATGTGGGCCTCATGGTCCTGATACTTAAATGCTTTGACCGGCTCTTGCTTGAGGATGGCCATGTTCTCCGTCACCGGATCTGCTGGCTTGATGTCGTCAGGCAGCTTGATGATTTCATCAGCGTCTTTGATGCCAAGAACCTCAAGCATCTGGCGGTGCAGCCTGCCCATGTCGTAAAGATTAGGGGCTTGCTGCGCCAACTGCATAGCGGCCTGATACTGCACGACCCTTTGCGACATCGTCGCCGCATTCGGGTCTGAAACAGGGATGACATCCACCCGCGAGTCGAAATCAGCACGACGATCAAAGTTACCATCCATTTCGTAGGCGTACTCAGATGGCATGTAATCGCGGATAATCTTCGACAAAAGACGAAGCTCATTCTTGAGGGAGGCATGGAGGCGAGCCTGAACACCAGACATCACCTTCATGCTGCGTTCCATCAAAGCTAGCGTCGTGCCGACTGGAGCCTGCGGGTTGAGGTTTCCAACTTGTACATCAGCAACGGAGCCAATCCGTCTCCCCTCTTCCACGATATTTCCGAGAAGTTGATATAGTACCGATGAGGGTTCCTTGTAAGGAAGGAATGCAATCGAGTCCCGAATAGCACCACCCGGTACGTCCACGTCACGGAACTCACCCGGCATGAGAGGCGAATCGTCGCCTTTAATACGAAGGCCCCTAGCTTTAAGGCCAGCTGGCAAGTTGCTAAGCGTGCCAGCATCAATAAGTTGACGAAGAATACTTGTGGCACTCTTAGCAAGACCACCAATAAGGTGAATAAGACCCGTTCCATAGAACCCAAGGCCCGGTAGGTACCTGTAGTGAACAAAGTGCGGTCTTTTACGCTTCTTAGAATCGTCTTCATACCAGTTCCTCCTGACAGAGAGGACCGTAAGTGACGACTTATCGATGGTCACCACATACGGGCGAGCTATACCATCAGGGTCATCGAAAGGTTCTGGCAAGTCAAGATCAACGTGCATTTCCAGTATGGTATGACGGTCATCCTCTTCCATAACGGCAGTTTCGCCGTCTATCTCGTCATACTTTTCCTGAATGTCTGAGTAATCCGGCTCCGGGTCAGGAAGATCAACGTCAACATAGAAACCATTCACCTGAAGCTCGATGATCTCGTTTGGCGTCTTCTTCATGACATGGGTGTAGCGCGGACATGTGGATAGGTCCGACGCGCCATAAGAAACGACGAAGTCCTCCGCAGGCACGAACATCGCACAAGGACGCTCCATCAGCGGATCGTAGTAAACTTTCTTGAAAGCGGAACCGGCAAGCGGAAGACGAAAGAGCATTTGCTCTGTCTCGTCACGATATTCAGTCATCTCCTCAGTGAGGAGGTAATTCATCTCAGTTTCAACGCGCTCGGCCTGCTCGTTTTTATCCTGATCCTTTTTGCCCATGATCTTGGTCCGCACGGGGCCGGACGCAGGAAAGATCTCCCCCATAGCCTGAGCTTGGAAACGCACAACCGCTTCGGTAAGAACCGGATGGAACACGCCAGCAGCGCCCTGCCAAGGCTGCGTGCGTTCTTCGATCTTCATTCCCAGAAGGTCTAGGCCCTTTACATAGCTCCGTGCCCAATCCTTACGGGACTGACGGTCGGCGCTC